GTGGGGGAGTTGGTGGTCGCGCAGGCGGAGCGGGGGCGGTATGAGGAGTTGTTCCAGGCGATCCGGCGGGCGAAGAAGGAGCTTGCGGACCTGGAGCGGCAGCTCGCGGGGGTGAGCAAGCAGGATGCGATCCGGAAAGTCTTTGCCGGGTTGTCGCCGGCGCTCGTAGAGCGGCTGGTCCAGCTGACGGGGCAGACGGAGGCGGCGCGGGCGCGGGTGGCTGCCATGGCGGAGGAGCAGCAGCGGGCGCGTCAGGTGGCGGATGCGTACGCCGGTTCGATCGGCGATCTGTCGGATCGCATCAACGAGCACCTGGTGGCGTTGGGGAAGCTGACTGAAACGGAGGCGCTGACAGCGCGGCTGGCGCGCCAGGGCTGGACGCGCGAGCAGATCCAGGATTATGCCAATCTGCAGCGCATCGAGGAGACCGTTCGGCTGGCGGCTGAGGCCCGCGCTGATGCGGAGCGGAAGGCGGCGGAGGCACAGCGGCAGGCGATGGAGCAGGCGCGGGCGCAGATGGAGCGGTATGCCGATGCTCTGGCACAGGTCCGGGCGGAGATCGCGGCGCTGCGGGGGGATCCGATGCCGAAGCTGCGGCTGGAGATGCCGGGCGTTGATGATGCGCGGCTGCGCGAGCTCCTGGCTCTGCGTCAGGAGCGGGCGCGGCTGGAGGAGCAGATTGCGGCGCGGGCGCGGGCGGAGACCGAGGCGCGGCGCGCCGCGAACCGGGAGGAAGAGAAGAGCGCGAAAATCACCCGCAGGCTGCAGGAAGAGCTGGCGGATGCGCAGGCGGCATACGATCGGGCACGCGCGGCTGGCGACCCATACCGGGAGGTGCTCGCCCGGCTGAACTTGGCCACGCGCGATCTGACGGAGGAGCAGCGCGGGCTGGCCCAGCAGATCGCGGATACAATCGTGCAGGCGGAGGCGGTGCAGCGGGCACGGCGTGCGTGGGAGGAGTTCGCCGGACGGCTGGCGGACACGTTCCGCTCGGCGCTCAGCGATATGGCGCGCGGCAGCAAATCATTCTTCGCCGCGCTGCGGGATGGGCTGTTGGCCACGCTGCAGCAGATGGCGATCGATATTCTGGCATCGCAGGTCTACCGTCTGCTGATGCGGGGGCTGGGCGGGCTGTTCGGCAGGGGCGGTGGGCTGGGCGAGATTCTGGCCGGGGCATTCGGCGGGGCGCGCGCCCTGGGTGGCCCGGTGGAACCCGGGCGGGCATACATTGTGGGCGAACGCGGCCCGGAACTGTTTGTGCCGCGGTCAGCCGGGGCGATTGCGCCCTCCACCGTGGGGGTGACGGTGCAGATGACGGTGGTGACGCCGGACGCGGAGAGCTTCCGGCGCAGCCAGGGGCAGATCATGACCGACATCTGGCGGCAGGCGCGCCTGGCGGCGGCGCGGACGGGGTAGGAGATGACTGCATTCGATGAGGTACGGTTCCCGCCGGAGATCAGCCGCGGGGCGACTGGCGGGCCGACGTTCAGCACGGTGGTGATCACGACGGCGAGCGGTGCGGAGCAGCGGATCGCGTTGTGGGAGCGCGGGCGTGCGGTGTGGGATGTGAGCCACGCGCTGCGCACGCCGGCGCAGGCGCACGAGCTGCTCTCGTTCTTCCTTGCGCGCCAGGGGCGGCTGCGGGGGTTCCGGTTCAAGGACTGGAGCGACTACAGCACCGATCAGCCGGTGCCGGGCGTGAAGTTCGCCACGGCGCAGGTCACCAGCACGAAGTTCCAGCTTCAACGCACCTATAGCTCCGGCGGGCAAACCTACACGCGGACCATCACCAAACCGGTGGCGGTCACGGTGCGGCTGTACAACACGCTGGGGCAGGAGGTGACGAGCGGGTGGACGCTGGACGCGACGACGGGAGTGGTGACGTTCGCGTCGTCGCCGGGGTATGTGCCGACCTGGCGCGGGGAGTATGACGTGCCGGCCCGGTTCGACGTTGATCAGATGCAGATGACGCTGGACGACGCCGAGATCCGCAGTTGGGAGCGGATCCAGATCGTGGAGGTGCTGGTGTGAGCATCACCACCACGGGAGCGTTCGGGTTCTGGCACGCGGGGCTGGAGATTGAGATCGACTGCCTGCTGGAGGCGATCTGATGCTGCGGCAGACTGGGATAGACCTGGGGCAGGAGGCATTGCACCTGGCGGTGTGCGTGCGCATTGAGCGTCGGGATGGGCAGGTGGTGTGCCTGACGACGCATGACGCGGAGCTGCTGGTGGATGGCGAGACGTATGAGCCGATGGGGGGCGTGGATGCCACAGCCGTGCGCCAAGAGGCGGGCGCGGGGGTGGACAACCTGGACGTGGCCGGCCTCATCCAAAGCGAGCGCATTTCGGAGTCGGACCTGTTGGCCGGGCGGTATGATGGGGCGACGGTGCGCCTGTTCGTGGTGGATTGGCAGCAGCCGGGGCTTGCGCCGCTGAAGCTGCTGAAGGGGCAGTTCGGAAACATCACGGTGCAGGCGGGTCGCTACACGGCGGAGATCCGCAGCTTGAGCCAGCGGCTGGGGCAGCAGATCGGGGATCTGGTGAGCCCGACCTGCCGGGCGCGCGCCCTGGGGGATGCCGAATGCGGGGTGAACCTGGCGGCGTATCGGGCGACGCGCGTGGTCGTCTCTGTGAAGAACCGGTCGGACATCACCTTTGGGGGAGACTGGAACCCTTCTGGGTGGTACAGCTATGGTCGCATTCAGATGATGAGCGGGGCCAATTCTGGGATCGCGCGGGAGGTGCGCGCGCACACCCAAAGCAGCGGGCAGGCGCGGCTGCAGCTTCAGGAGGCGCTGCCGTTCGACGTGGCGGTTGGGGATACGGCGGTGCTGGAGGCGGGTTGTGACCGCCGGCTGGAGACATGCCGCGATCGGTTCAACAACACGGTGAACTTCCGCGGCGAGCCGCACGTGCCGGGCACGGAAACGCTGCTGCAACGGGGGCGCGAGTGAGAGAGTTCGTGGCGGCGGCACGCGCGTTGGTGGGCACACCCTACCGGCACGCGGGCAGAAACAAGCACGGCGTGGATTGCGGCGGGGTGATCATCCTGGCGGCCCGGCGGGCGGGGCTGATCCCGGCAGACTGGGATGTGCTGCCCTACTCGACAATCATCGATGTGGATATGATCCTGGCCGGGCTGCGGGAGTGGTGCGAGCCGGTGGAGCGCCTAGGCGAGCCGGAGGCGGGTGACATTTTGCTGATGCGGATCTTGCGCCGCAACCAGCACCTGGCGGTGGCTACGGGGGAGGGCAGCATCATCCACTGTTACACGGCGGCAGGGCGGGTGGTAGAGCACCCGCTGACCGGCCACTGGCGGCAGGCGATTGTTGGCATCTGGCGCTGGCGGCGCACAGATGGCGGAGGGGAGTGCGGAGGGGAGTAGCGATGGCGACGATAGCAATCCCCGCGCTGGGCGCCTTGGGGGCGGCCCTAACGCCATGGGCGCCCAGCGTAGGTTGGGCCATTGGTACCGTGGTTGGGGGCGCCCTGTTCCCACAGCAGCGCGAGCCAAGCGGCAAGCTGGAGGACCTGCACGTTACTGGGTCTGGCTACGGGGCCATGATCCCAATGGTTTGGGGCCGCGTCCGGCTCGGTGGCAACCTAATCTGGGCGACCGACCTGCAGGACAGTCTGGAGGGCGGCAAGGGGAAGCGCCGGCACGCCTACTACGCGAACCTGGCGGTGCTGATCTGCCGCGGACCTGTTGTCGGGGTCCGGCGGATCTGGGGAGAGGACCTGATCCTGTATGATTCGGGCCAGAACCCGCGCAAGCCGACCCGGCACAACATTCGCATCTACGTTGGCCACCAGAACCAGGTTGCCGACCCGCTGATACAGGCCGTTGAGGGCGCGGCGAACACGCCCGCATACCGCGGGCGCTGCTACGTGGTGTTCGAGCGCCTGCCGGTTTCGGCGTGGGGCAACCGGATCCCGAGCCTGAACTTCGAGGTGGACGCCGGGCCGGCGACCCTGGCGGACGTCCTGGGAGATGTGATGGATCTGGTTGGCATCGGGCCGGACCTGCGCGACCTGTCGCGCGTTGCGGGCATACCAGTGGCCGGATGCATTCTGGCCCAACAGGCGGCGGCGCGCGACTTCCTGGCCGCCTTGCTGCGTGTCTACGCGGTGGACCTGGCGGAGATCGATGAGCGCATCGTGGCCCTGCCGCGGGGCGGAGCGGTGGAGCTGGCGGTGGAAGAGGGCGACCTGGGGGCGCGTGTGTGGCAGGGGCCTACGCAGGATGTGCCGGCGCCCCTTGAAATCACGCGATCCGCCGAACTTGAGATCCCGTCGCGGGTGGACGTGTGCTACATGGAGGCGGCACGTGAGTATCAGCAGGCGGAGCAGCGGGCGATTCGCTACACGAAGACAGGGGTGGCGGAGGCGCGGACGCTGAAGCTGCCGCTGGTGCTGACCGCGAGCGAGGCGCGGCGTGTGGCGGAGCGGCAGCTTTACACCGAGTGGCTGGAGCGGACACGCTACCGCTTCGCGTTGGGGCCGCGCTACTGGCGACTGGCACCGGGAAGCATCATCTCGCTGCCGGTCGCTGGCGAGCGCCGCAGGGCGCGGATCACGGCGATGGAGATCGGTCTGTTCGCCGAGGCGCGGTTCGAGGCCGTCCTCGATGACGACGAGGTGCTGGCGCAGGAAGCCGCGGGCGCGGAGGTGCCGACCCGGCCGGCGGTGGGTGATAGCGTGGTGCCGACGCTGTTCACCGCCTGGAGCGGGCGCGAACTCCGGGATGAGGACGGCCTGGCGCCCGGGTTCTACGTCGCCGCCGGGGGCGGCGCCGGCTGGCGCGGGTGCGGCGTGTACTACTCGCCGGATGGTACGACGTGGATTGCGTGTGGGGAGATCTCGCAGGTGGTGCCGTGGGGTACGGCGACGAGCGCCCTGGCGGAGTGGTCTGACCCGGCGGCGTGGGATACGGCGCACGCGGTGGGCGTGCAGTTGCAGGTGGGGTCGATTTCGACCGTCTCCCAGACGGAGGTGGACGCGGGTCTGAACGCGGCGGTGTTGGGCAACGAGATTATCGGGTTTGCAACGGCAACGGCCGGGGGTGGTGGGGCCTACACGCTTTCGACGCTGAGGCGTGGGCGGCGGGGCACGCCGATGAGCGGTCACGCGGTGGGAGAACGGTTCGTGCTGGTCTCGCCAGTGCTGCCGCTGCGGGTATCCGTTCCCGCGGGCCTGGTGGGCCAGGTAGTGCAGGTGAAGTGCCTCTCGCCCGGGCAGGTGCTGGAGGATGTGGCGGCGGTGACGGTGGTCATCGCACCGCCGAACGCGCCGTATGACCCGGCGGGGGCAGCGGACGAGGCGGCGCAGACAGCGAACGAGGCGGCGCAGACAGCGGACGAGGCGGCGCAGACAGCGAGCGAGGCGGCGCAGACAGCGAGCGAGGCGGCGCAGACAGCGAACGAGGCGGCGCAGACAGTGAGCGAGGCGGCGCAGACAGCGAACGAGGCGGCGCAGACAGCGAACGAGGCGACGAGGATAGCGAACGAGGCGGCGCAGACAGCGAACGAGGCGGCGACAGGCTCGCGTGTGCTGGTGATGGTGCTGACAAGTTAGGGGG